AGGTCTTATGGGACTTCGATATGTAGGTGGTATTGTCTCTGCTGGACTTAACGGCATCAACTTCCCTGTCAAGACTGTGGAATACCTTGTCGTTGCTGGCGGGGGCGGTGGTGGTAATACTCCCACAGGTGGCTATGGTGGGGCTGGTGGAGGCGGTGCTGGCGGTCTATTAACAGCTACTGGATACGCTGTCACTATTGGCTCTGCAATTACTGTGACTGTAGGTGCTGGCGGTGCTGCTGGTTCATCTAGCAAAGGTGCTAATGGTGTTAATTCAAGCATTGCTGGTGGTACAACAATAACTGCTACAGGTGGTGGCGGTGGTGGCTCACAAGCCGATTCTACTGTTGGACAAAATGGTGGTTGTGGAGGCGGTGGCCCCGGTAGTGGAACTGGTTCGCAAGCCGCTGGAACTGGCACATCAGGGCAAGGTTTTGCTGGTGCGGCTGGGTCTGATGGAACATACGGCTACGCTGGCGGTGGCGGGGGCGGTGCTGGTTCTGTTGCGCCTGCTTTAAATGCTAATAGAGGCGGTAATGGTGGGGCTGGATTGGTATCATCAATATCTGGCTCACAAATTCAATACGCTGGCGGTGGCGGTTCTACAACATTTAGTTCTGCCAACCCTGCTGGACTTGGGGGTGGTGGCGGGGGTGGAAATGGCGGGTTTTTTGGTTCTAGCGCTGCTACTGGATTAGCAAACACTGGCGGTGGTGGTGGTGCGGCAAATACAGCACCATCAGGCGCTGGCGGCTCTGGTGTTGTCATCATCCGCTACCCATCTTACTTAGCCCCTGCTACATCAACAACAGGTTCACCTGAAACTTATGTCACAGGCCCATGGCGTGTTTACAGATTCGTTGCTTCTGGCACGATTACTTTTTGAGGTGATTCATGCCAACTGGTTTATTTACTCTTAGACAACAACTCCAAGCCATTGCACAAAAGGCATGGAGTGGTACGCAGAAAACTAACTATGTTGAATATTTAGTTGTTGCGGGTGGCGGTGGTGGTGGCTGTGATGCAAATGGTCAAGCTGGCGGTGGTGGTGCTGGTGGATTGTTAACTGGTATTTTGACTGTTGCGACAGGAACTTCTCTTACCGCAACTGTTGGCGGCGGTGGTGCTGGCGGTGCTGCGGCTACTGATTCAAGTGCTGGTGGCACAAGTGGTCAGAACTCTGTATTCAGTTCTATTACCGCAACAGGCGGTGGTGGAGGAGGCGCATGGCGTACTGGTGCTGACCCTAAAACTGGCGGTTCTGGCGGTGGTGCATCTCAATCAGGTTCAGGAATTGTTGGCGCACAAGGTGTTTCTGGTCAAGGAAATGCTGGTAGTGTGCTTGGAAATGCAAACGCTGGCGGTGGTGGTGGAGGTGCTGGCACTATCGGTTTAATTTCTGTTGCTACTGTTGGCGGTAGAGGTGGTGCTGGCATTGCAAGTTCAATCAATGGAACTGTGACCACATATTCAGGTGGCGGCGGCGGTGGTGCTGGCGATAACTCAAACGCTGGAACTTCTGGTACTGGAGGTGTTGGCGGCGGCGGAAATGGCGGTTATGTAGCGGCATCCGCAAATAATGCGGCTACTGCTGGTTCAACAAATACAGGTGGTGGTGGAGGTGGTGGGGCTAACTACACATCATATTCACCAAAATATGCTGGCGGTAATGGTGGCTCTGGCATTGTCATCATTCGCTACCCAAGCACATTTGCTGATGCTGCAAGCGTAACCAATGGAACAAAGACAACGGCTAATGGCTACACAATTTACACATTCACATCTAGCGGGAGTATCACGCTATGAGCGCTAATCTTGGTGGTTTCATTTCTGCAACATTTAACCCTTTATCTGGTGCGCCTACGACTGTTGAATATCTAGTGGTCGCTGGTGGGGGTGGGGGTGGTTATGACCAAAATGGATATTCTGGCTCTGGCGGTGGTGGTGCTGGAGGTCTTTTAACTGCGGCATCATTTGCTGTTGCTACGGGTTCTGCTTTAACTGTAACTGTTGGCGGTGGTGGTACTGGTGGGCAGTCTGGTGGCTCTCCAAATGGAACGGCAGGACAAAACTCTGTATTTTCATCTATTACAGCCACAGGCGGTGGTTATGGTGGTGGCGCTGGCTCTGGTGGTTATAACTCTGGTGGCAATGGTGGTAGTGGTGGCGGTCAATCTGGCGGTGGTGGCTCATCTGGCGGCACAGGCACATCAGGTCAAGGCTTTGCTGGGGGTAATCGTTCTGGTGATTCTGCTGGAGGTGGTGGAGGTGCGGGGTCTGTTGGGCTACTTTTAAGTGGTGGCACAGGCGTATGCTCATCAATTACAGGTCAAAGAGTTTTTTATGCTGGCGGTGGTTCTGGCGGTGGTTACTTTGTTCCATCGTATCCCGCTAGTGCTGGTGGTGGTAATAGTGGATATGCTGAAAGTTCAACTGTTAACACACCATCAGGAAATGGCTTATCTGGAACAGGCGGTGGCGGTGGTGGCGGTGGTAATAACAATACTGCGGGCCAGATTGGCGGCAATGGAGGCTCTGGCATCGTAATCATTCGTTACCCTGCAACACAATCAGCACCAACTGCAACAACTGGCAACCCACAAATTAACTACGCTGATGGCTACCAGATTTACACTTGGACATCATCAGGAACTGTAACTTTTTAATTGGAGATAGACATGGCACATTACGCACATATCACTAACGGCATTGTTGACCAAGTAATCGTCATTGACGCTGAAACCTTGGCATTAGGTCATTGGGGCAATCCATCTGAGTGGGTTCAGACAAGCTACAACACTCATGGCAACCAACATCCTGAAGGTCGCCCATTGCATAAGAACTATGCTGGCATTGGCTACACATGGGATGGAACAGGCTTTGCCCCTCCACAACCTTTTGCGTCATGGACTAAGAACGCTGAAACATATCTGTGGGAAGCCCCAACACCTATGCCTGTTGAAGAAGGCAAGTTTTATCGTTGGGACGAGCCAACAACATCATGGGTTGAAGTAACTCAAGGGGCTTAACATGGGCCAATATTCTGGGATGTGGACACTAAGCCAAGCGTCCCAAGCCATTAAAGACAACAACTGGACTGGTATTCCACCGCAGAATGTGGAATACTTGATTGTCGCTGGTGGTGGTGGGGGCGCGTCTGGTTATGGAAACTTGGGTGGTGGTGGCGGTGGCGCAGGGGGACTAATTGCCGGATTTTCTGGCGCTACTACTGGCACTCAGTTGTGGGTAACTGTGGGTGCTGGCGGCGCTGGTGCTGCGGTGACCTCTGGCGCACTTGGTGTATCAGGTGGAAATTCTGTTTTAGTTGCCACATCATCTGGCGCTACCACAGGAAATTTTGTTGCTACTGGTGGCGGCGCGTCAAAATCAGACGGCGCAGCTTCTGCCGCTTATTCAGGCGGTTCAGGCGGTGGTGGGACATGGTCAGGCGTAAGCGCTGGGGCCGGAACTTCTGGGCAAGGTAACGCTGGCGGCGCATCAACAACTTCAGCACCCGCTTATGCTGGTGGAGGTGGTGGTGGTGCTGGGACTGTTGGTTTAAATGCTACTAGCGCATCTGGCGGTAATGGCGGTGCGGGTATTGCTAGTTCTATTTCTGGAACTGTTACCACTTATGCTGGAGGTGGCGGTGGTGGTTCAGTAAGTGGTTTTACATCTGGTGGTGTAGGTGGTGGCGGTGCTGGAAATTCATCTTATCCAGCCGCCGGTTCAAATGGAGCAACCAATACTGGAGGCGGTGGTGGCGGAGGTGCTGGTAATGGTAGTGGTACAGGCGGGACAGGTGGTAGCGGTATCGTCATCATTCGCTATCCAGACACATTCAGAGCAGCAACCACTTTCACGCAAGACGCAACCCATACTTACACAGTAAGCGGTGGGTTTAGGATTTATACATTCTTAGCCTCTGGCTCAATAACTTTCTAAGGATCATCATGGAACACAACATCCTGACCCAAAAGGTCGTCTACACAAACTTCCCCGCTGATCCAACGCAGTTGGCCGTGGTTGAGTTAAGCACTGAAGAGATTGAAACAAACAAACAGCGTGCCATGGACAAACTGCGCGGTGAGCGTAACGCACGCCTTGTGGCCTGCGACTACACACAACTGCCAGACTTTGCTGGCGACAAGGCAGCTTGGGCCACATACCGTCAAACCCTACGCGATCTACCCTCAACTGTTGCAGACGCAAGAATATTTGACACATGGCCTAACAAACCGTGATATATTTCGCAAAACTGTACTGGTGCAGCACATCAG